GGCGCTGCTCTATGGCAGCTGGGACAGCTTTTCCGGCCAGGTGTTCACCGAGTGGCGCAACGACCCGGCCCACTACGAGGACCAGCGGTGGACCCATGTCATCAAGCCGTTTCGCATTCCGGCGCACTGGAAGATCTGGCGCGGGTACGACTTTGGCTACTCGCGGCCCTTCTCGGTGGGGTGGTATGCAGCGGACGAGGATGGCAGGCTGTACCGGATCAAGGAGCTGTACGGCTGCACCGGCACGCCGAACGAAGGCCTGAAGATCGACCCGGTGGAGCAGGCCCGGCGCATAAGGGAAGCAGAAGAGAACGACCCGATGCTGAAAGGCCGGGTGATCCAGGGCGTGGCGGACCCGGCCATCTTCAACGAGAGCCAGGGCGAGAGCATTGCCCAGATGCAGGAAAAGCACCCGTACTACCTGGTATGGCACCCGGGGGACCACACTCGCCTTGCCGGAAAGATGCAGATGCACTACCGGCTGGCCTTTAACGCCGAGGGGCGGCCCATGCTGCAGGTGTTTGATACCTGCAGGCACTTTATTAGGACCATCCCGAACCTTGTGTACGACGAGAGCAACGTGGAGGACATTGACTCGGACCAGGAGGATCACATCTACGACGAGTGCCGCTATGTGCTGATGGAAAACCCCATCAGCCCGCGGCAGATCCAGAAAGAGACGGCGCTGCGGGACGACCCGCTGGACCTGGACAAGAGAAAGAGCAGAACACATGTGATGCGGGTGTAACTCCCACACCACTGGGAATGGGCAAAAAAGGAGTGACAGAGTGGACGGAAAAGAACTTTTGCAGGAGCTGCTGCGGCGATACCCGGACCAGAGGGTGAGCGAAGACCCGGCGGGGGCCGGGATGCTGAGCAGCCTGGGAGCGCAGCAGCCGGAGCCGATGACCGGAGCGGGCCTGCAGACGGCAGGCGGCTCCCTCACGGAAGAGGCGGCAGGCGCGCAGGTGATCGGGCCGGAGGAGATCGCAAAGGCGGGGGAGACCCTGCAGAAATACAAGGCGGGCAAGGCGTCGCTGGACAAGCGGATCGTGGAGAACGAGCTGTGGTTCCGCATGGGGCACTGGAAGAACTGCGAAAACAAGATGATGGAGGGCAAGCCCAAGCCCTCCAGCGGATGGCTGTTCAACAGCATTGCCAACAAGCACGCCGACGCCATGGACAACTACCCGGAGCCCAACGTTTTGCCCCGGGCGGCGGACGACGAAGAAACGGCCAAGGCACTCTCGAAGATCATCCCGGTGGTTTTGGAGCAGTGCGACTATGAGCAGGTGTACAGCGACACCTGGTGGCGCAAGCTCAAGACCGGCACCGGCGTGAAGGGTGTGTTCTGGGACCCGACGCTGCGAGGGGGCCTTGGCGACATCAACGTGAAGAGCGTGAACCTGCTGATGCTGTACTGGGCCCCTGGCGTGAGCGACATTCAGGAGAGCCCGAACCTGTTCAGCCTGAGCCTGGAGGACAACGAGCAGCTGGTGGCGAAATACCCCCAGTTGGAAGGCCACACCGGAAAGAGCCTGGACGTGGCCGAGTACATCCACGACGATCAGCTGGACACCACCGGCAAGAGTGTGGTGGTGGACTGGTACTACAAAAAGGCCCGGCCGCAGGGCGCGCCGGTGCTGCACTACTGCAAGTACTGCAACGGCGTGGTGCTGTACGCCAGCGAGAACGACCCGGCCCTGGCCGAGCGGGGCTTTTACGACCACGGGAAATACCCCTTTGTGTTTGACCCGTTGTTCATGGAAGAGGACAGCCCGGCGGGCTTTGGGTACATCGACGTGATGAAGGACACCCAGACCGCCATTGACGAGATGAACCACGCCATGGACGAGAACGTGAAACTGGCAAGCAAACTGCGCTTTGTGGTGAGCGACTCGGCCGGGGTGAACGAGGAAGAACTGGCGGACTTCAGCCGGGACATCGTGCATGTGGTGGGGCGGCTGAACAGCGACACCTTTATGCCGCTGCAGACCAGCGTGCTGAGCGGCAACTGCATCACCTACCGGGACGACCGGGTGAACGAGCTGAAGGAGGTCAGCGGCAACCGGGACGTGAGCCAGGGCGGCACTACCAGCGGCCTGACCGCGGCCAGCGCCATTGCGGCCCTGCAGGAAGCGGGCAGCAAGCTGAGCCGGGACATGCTGAAAAGCGCCTACCGCTCCTTTGCGAAGGAGTGCTACCTGATCATCGAGCTGATGCGCCAGTTCTACGACGAGCAGCGGGTGTTCCGCATTACGGGGGAGACGGGGCAGACCGAGTACACCCCCTTCAGCGCGGCGCAGCTGCGGGCTGTGCCGGGCGGCGAGATCGGCGGGGTGCAGCTGGGCGACCACGAGCCGGTGTTTGACATCACGGTGAGTGCGGCCAAGAAGAGCACCTTCAGCCGTCTTTCTCAGAACGAGACGGCGAAAGAGTGCTACCAGATGGGCTTCTTTGCGCCTGCCAACGCCGACGCGGCCCTGGCGGCGCTGGACATGATGGATTTTGAAGGCATTGAGAAGGTGCGCCAGCGGGTGAGCGAGAACGGCACGCTGTACCAGCAGCTCCAGCAGATGGCGCAGCAGATGCAGAAAATGGCGGCCATCATTGACCAGCAGAACGGCACCAACGTGAGCGAGGCGGCAGGAGCGGCTGCGCAGGCGGCGGGCAGCACGGGTGGCGGCAGCGGCAGCAGCAATGTGACCCGCAGCACCACCAACAGCCTGGGCGCTGCGGTGGGCGAAGGGAACAACAGTCTCTCGACACAGGCGGCCAAGCGGGCCATGGATGCGAACAACCCGAACAAAGAATGACGGGGGACGTTCTCTTTTGCCGCACAAAAGAGAACCAGAAAAGCGCCAGCGATTTCGACGCGCTGGACCCACGAGAAAGGGGCTGCTCGCCCCTTTCAGACCCCAAAGAAGAAGTCGAACCGGAAAAAAGCTAGCCGCTGTGCTTAACGCTTTTTTCTCGGCTCTCCGATTGGAACAGGAACGACAGGAGGAAAACGGCGTGATCAAAGTGGAAATGATGCAGACCGACAAGGGCTATAGTGTAGCAGCAAGCGGCCACGCAGACTATGCACCCAAAGGCCAGGACATTGTGTGTGCGGCAGTGAGCGTGCTGCTGCAGACGCTGGCCAACAAGGTGGAGGAGGCTGCACGGCAGAAGCAGCTGGAGAGCAGCTGCGTGCAGCACGGTGAGTCTTTTGTGGTGCAGGCAAAGCCCAGCGGCGGCATGACCGGAATCATGGTTGCTGCATGGTACGACTTTGTGGAGGAAGGGCTGAGCGAGCTGGCCGGGCAGTACCCGGACCATGTGGAGTTGTACATTTACGATGACAGCGACGGCTGCGATGCGCCGGAAAAGGCACTGAACCTGCAGAAATTTGCCGAAGGTGGAGACGGCGGCGCAGGTGCCGCAGAGGGCGGTGCGGCGGAAGCGGAACCCCCGGCGGTGCAGGCACCGGCTTTGCGGCCGGCACAGGAGCGGCTGGCACGGCGCAGCGGGGCGCTGAAGGGGAAGGCGGCAGGCGGGGAGAAACTCCCCCAGCCGCCTGCGGGCGGCAGCCCACTCAAGGAGGGGGCCTCTGGCAGTGAGAGTGACCCGGCGGAAGCGGAGAAGCACCAGGAACCTGCCAAGGAGCCCAAGGCCGAAAAGACCCCGGAGGAGCGCCGGAGAGCCTTTGGCGAGATGGTGCAGGGCGAATACAGCGACGTGTTCCAGGAGATGATGCAGCGGGCCATTGATAAGGCTACGGAGAACATCCGGCAGAATCCGCAGGTGGCGCGGCTGACCCAGGCACTGGCCAATGCCTACGGCGTGGACACCGAGGACATGGACGGCCTGATCGAGGCGGTGGAGAACGGCCGCGTGAAGGACGAGAAATATTACGAGGACCTGGCCCAGCAGCGGGGTGTGAGCGTGAAAACGGCCCGGGAGCTGGACAAGATGGAGAGCGACCTGAAGCGCAGCAACACCCGCAACGCCCAGCTGCAGGCCATGCAGCAGGAAGCAGCCCGCCAGCAGCGGGTGAGCCAGATCCAGGCACAGTGGGAGGCCCAGGCCGCCCAGCTGAAGACCCAGTACCCGGATTTTGAGCTGCAGGAGGTGCTGGCCAACGAGCAGGTGGCCGACCTGATGCGCCGGGGCGTGAGCTTGCCGGACGCTTACCGGGCCGCCTACTTTGACCACATCATGCAGCAGGCCACAGCCCAGACCGCCCAGAAGGTGGAGCAGGGCGTGGCGGCACGCATCCAGCAGCGGGCTGGCAGACCCGGCGAGAACGGCACCCGGCCCGGCGGCGCGGTGACCACCCATGTGGACGTGGCCAGCATGAGCCGCCGCCAGCTGGAGGACCTGGAACGCCGGGCACGCCGGGGCGAGAAGATCACGCTGTAACGACTTCCCACACGAGGGTGTGAGAACATAAACCTTTGAAGGAGGACCAAACCATGAAATGGAAGAAGTTGAACCTGCAGCTGTTTGCGGATGCGCACGAGCAGCTGCAGAACACCACCGGCAGCTCCGGCATGAGCGCCGAGATGAAGACCTTTTACGAGCGCCGCCTCATCGACCAAGCGCTGCCGGCGCTGGTGCATGACCAGTTCGGCGACAGCTACCCCATCCCGGCCAACAACGGCAAGACCATCGAGTTCCGCAAGTATGACGCGCTGCCCAAGGCTACCACGCCCCTGACCGAGGGCGTGACCCCGGAAGGCCAGGCCCTGACCGTGACCACGGTGACCGCTGAGGTGCACCAGTACGGCGGCTGGGTGCCCCTGACCGACATGGTGCAGATGACCACCATTGACAACAACGTGGTGCAGGCCACCAGCGTGCTGGCAAGCCAGAGCGGCCGCACCATGGACACCATCGTCCGGGACATCCTGTGCGGCGGCACCAACGTGATCTACGCCCCCAAGATCGGCATAGGCGGTGCAGAGACCCCGGTGACCAGCCGTGCAGGCCTGGACGCCACCGCTCAGCTGACGGTGGACCTGATCGACCAGGCGGTGGCCCAGCTGAAGGTGCAGAACGCAGACCCCATCGGCTCTGCTGGCGGCAGCTATGTGGCCATCATCCACCCCTATGCGGCCTACGACATCAAGAAGGACCCCAACTGGGTGGAGGCCCACAAGTACGCCAGCCCTGAGGAGATCTTTGAGGGCGAGATCGGCAAGATCAACAACGTGCGGTTTGTGGAGACCAGCGAGGCCAAGATCTGGACCGGCACCGGCTGCCCCTCGGGCCTTGCGGTGTTTGGCACCCTGGTGCTGGGTGCCCACGCCTACGCCACCACCGAGCTGGAAGGCGGCGGCCTGCAGCACATTGTGAAGCAGCTGGGCTACGGCGACGACCCGCTGAACCAGCGCGCCTCTGTGGGCTGGAAGGCCGTGAAGACCGCCGAGCGCCTGAGCGAGCAGTACATGGTGCGCATTGAGAGCTGCAGCGCACGCTACAGCGCCAAGGCGAAGGCAAACTGAGGAACGGAGGATGAACACAAAATGGCAGTGAAGAAAGAAACCGCCCAGCAGGCTGCAGAAGCAGCCACCCAGGACACCAAGAACGTGCAGGCGGAAAAGCGTGACACCGAGGTGATCCACCTGTTCAAGGACAACGGCCGCTACTCCAGCGCCCGTTTTGTGAGCGTGAACGGCGAGGCGTACCTGATCCAGCGCGGTGTGGACGTGGAGGTGCCTGCGGCGGTGGCCGAGGTGCTGCGCCACAGCGAAGAGATGGACAACGCGGCCAACGCGAAGATCGAGGCGGCCCAGGCGGCGGCGCAGAACGTGCCGGCACTGCAGAAGCTGTAAGAACAACGTGAAGAGAACACCCGGTACGGCAGGCACTTGCTGTGCCGGGTGTTTTTGCTAAGGAGGCGGAACGATGACAGCCGGAAAGGCGATTGAACTTTGCGACCAGATGCGGCCGAACAATGATTTTGCGGACGAGATGAAACAGATGTGGCTGCGCCAGTGCGACGCGCGGCT